CACGGTCTTGCTCGCGAGGGTTGCGGCGGTGTCCTCGACGACGATGAGGTCACACGTGTCCGTCGCGGAGGCGCTGTCGCCCGCGGCAGCGGTGGTGATCGTGAACACGGCGGACAGGCGCTCGCCTGATCCGACGCGGTTCTTGATCGTCGGGTTCCCGAGGTCGATCGAGCTCGCCGAGACTTCGTCGGCGTCGGTGATGGCTTGCGCCGAGGCGACTCGGGTATATGCGTCAAGAATCATTGGTCACTCTCCAAAGCTGAAAAAGGTGCCAGGCGGCGACTCCGGCCGCCCGGCCAAAACCGTACCGAAACCGTACCGGGTAGTCCCCCGGGTAGTTCCTAGGCGACGACGTCCTCCGTGTTGAGAATCGCGTCGGTCACGCGCACGGGCGTGATCCCGAACATGCGCGTCCGCTTGCCCGCGTAGTTCTCGAACGTGATCCCGCCGCCGGCGCTCACCGCCGAGGTCGTCTGGTGCCGCATGTTGCGGATCACGGTCCGGTTGGCGTAGAACGCGCGTGAGCCAAGCTCGTTCGGCAGGCGCTCTTCGGCGTCCGCCATGAGCCTGAGCAGGTTCGCCTGATCGGACGCGCTCGAGAGGTTCGAGACGTCGATGTTCGCGATCCGCACGACATAGCGCCAATCCTTCAGCGCGAGGCCGCACTTCCACTCCCAATGGTCCACGAGCGCCATCATGAGCGCGCCAGTCACGCCGCCGGCGTTCTGGATGAGCTTCTCGCCGAGGTCCTCATGGAACAGGCCCGCGCGCGAGCCCTTCGGGTAGATCCCGCAAACCGTCTCTTCACCCCACGCGACGAGGTAGATCGACGTGTTGTCTGTGGACCCAGTGCCGCCGCCGAGAATGACGTTGTCGCCATTGCCCGCGGTCGAGCTCGAGTAGCGAGCGGCCAGGCCGATGAACTCTTCGGGCGCGCTCGCCGATCCGTAGATCAGCGTGCTTGCCATTTCGTTGTTCATCGCCTCGAGGAACGCGCGCGCGTTGGACATACGAACGCCGGCGCGGTTGCCGCCGAGATCCGCCAGCGCGCGGTCGACCTGCGAGAAGGCCTCGAGCATGCCGGTCTGCTCGTCGATCTGCGCGGTGTGCGCCTTGCTCGGCGCGACGCCCTGATTGAGCAAGCGCCAGAACACGTCAGGCAGTCCCGTTCGGACCGTCGTACGATGTCCTGTGATCAAGTTCCCTTCCATGAACGGCATGTCGAGAAGGATCTCGTTCGTCTGAGAGAGAAGCTCGATGATCCGCGCGACCTGGTCGTTCGGATCGAGGAGCTTTGCGTAGTCGATGAGGGTCATCGCGCCAGTCGAGAGCGCGGCCGCTCCCATGACGCTGCTGTTGCCCGTGAGGTGCGCCGCGATCCCTGTGAGGTGCAGGAAGATCGCGAAGAGCACGGTGAGTATCGTCTGCGTGTACTTCATGGTTATCAGGCTCCGTGATCCGGCTAGGCCCTCGGCACGTCGTTCGGGTACATCACTTCGGCGTCGCTCTTCCGAGCCGGCGCTGGTGGTGCTGCATTGAGCCCGAGGTTCGGCCGATCTTCTCGCATGGCCTTGCCGATACGAGACAAGAGCAACACGACCGCGGGGTCGTGCTGTTTGCCCGTTTTGGTTAGTTCCGTACGGAGTCGTGCCCCTAACGGCTCACTGGCCGGCAGGAAGCGATCGAGCGCGCGGAGCATGTTCTCCTGCGCCGGCCCTCGGTTGACTCCGCCAATTTCCGGGTGCGCCTCGAGCTCGGTGATGAACGTCTGCGTCTGAGCCGCGAGGCTCGTCTGCAATTCATTCAGCGCGGTTTGGGCCTGCTCGTTCGTCCAGCCGCCCTCCTTCGCCATGGCGGTCACGGCGGCGAGGTCGGTTGCGTCGAGCACGCCGTTCGCCGGCAGCGTGAGCTCGTAGTTCTCAGGCACGACCGGCGCGGCCGCGGGCGGCGGCGCTGGTGCGGGCGTGGGTGGTGCTGTCGTTCCATCTGCGGGCGGAACCACGGGCGCCGGCGCCGGCGGAGCCGGAGCAGGAGCGGGCGGGGCTACAGGTGGCGGCGCTGCTGCTGGTGCGCCGTTGGCCGCGGGTGCCGGTGCGGGGGTTCCGCTCGGCGGCGCTGCCGGTGCTGCTGTCGTCATGGTGCGTGGTCTCCTTCGCGCGTGGCGATCGTGCGTTCCGACCGCCTCGTGCGACGGCGCGCGCTCTCGCGTTTCATGGCCTCGTTCTGCATCTGAAGGAACAGGTCGACGTGCTCCTGGCTCAGGCCCCAGAACTTGAGCATCCGGTTGCGCACGCCGAGCTTCTGGATCTCGTCGCTCTCGATGTGCGCGAACAGGTAGCCGGCCGCAAAAATCTCATCCCACACGAACCGACGACCGGCCTCGGTCGACAACTGCACGCGCCAGCGAGCGGCCTGTTCTTTCCGCTCCTCGCGTTGCCCGCGCACGCCGAGCGCGATCTGCGCCTCGTCGGCCGCGTTCGTCTGGATCGGCTCGTCGCTACTCATGCGTTGAACTTCCTACGCCCGTGCTCGAGCCGGCGCGCGATCCGGCGTTCCATCTCCGCGCGAATGGCGCGCTCGCCGCGGGTGCGCCACACGTGCTCGGCGTCATGCTGCGCCACGAAGTCGGGCGCCGGCGGCGCCTCGAGCACGTCGAGCACCTGGTTGTAGTCCTCGACCTCGCGGCCGCTCATTTGGCCGATGTCGTGCCAGCGCCGCCCCTTGAACAATCAAGCCGCCCCTGCCATGACGGCATCGAGCGCGGTCGTCGCGCCGCCCTGCACCGGGGTCTGTCCGAGCGCCTGCGCGCCCTGCGCCAGGGTCTTGACCTGTTCGGCCTGTTGCGCGGCCGCTTGGCTCTCCTGGCGCGCCTGGATGCGTTGTTGTGCGTCCTCGTCGGTGCGCACGATGTTCGGGTCGATCCCGAGCTTGTCGCCGTAGACGTCGACGACCTCGAGCGCGTTGACCTTCTCGAGCGCCTCGGGGAAGAGCTCGGCCATCCCGATCACGGTCGTCAGGAATCGATCGAGGTTCTGCACGCCGTTCTGCTTCTGCGCTTGCGCCATGGCCGAGAGGTACTCGACCTTGAGCTCGACGCCGAGGAGCTCCTCGGGCGGCTCGGGAATCGCGCCGGCGGCCAGGAGCACGTCGAACCCGCGGTCGATCATCGGGTCGAGCAGGTCATCATTGAACCGCTCGGTGACCGGGCCCAGGGTCGAGAGCTTCTCCTCCTGGCGCACGCGCACCTCTTCCGCGGTGATCGGCTGCGTCTGCGACATGCGCGAGAGCATCAGGAACAGGTCGACGAAGCAGGCGCGCGAGATCCGATCGCGACACTCCTGCATGTCGAGCGTCATGTGCTGGATGCCCTCGAGGCGCACCTCGTGGACCGGGCGCAGGCCCGAGGCGCGGTCGAGTTTCTCGCTGTACGTGATGTCGCCAGGGTTGAGCGAGACCTTCTGGTTTTTCAGGTTCGGCGGCCCGACGAGCGGCGGGTCGATCGCTTTGTCGATCGCCTTCGCCTTCTTCTTCTGTTGCCATTGCAGTTGGCGCACGTCGCCGAGCGCGTTGATCGCCGGCGAGCTCGTGCCGTACGTGTCCTCGCCGGTCGTCGCCCACCGCGGCACGAAGATCGGGAAGCGCCTGAACCCGCTCTCGCGCAGGAACCCGCTGCGGTCGCCGGCGAACTCCGCGTTCGGGCGATCGCGCTCGAAATGACACGAGCGCCATCGCATCGAGTACTTCGCCTCGAGCGCGGTCGGGTCGTACTCGTCGTTCGGCGTCACGAACCACACGACGTCGATCGGCACCTCGAGGCGGCCCGTGTCGTAGTGGCTCTTGACCGTGACCGAGAAGTTGCGCCAGTCGATCGGCCCGTTCGGGTTGTCGGGTCGACCGAACTCTTCGATGAGTTGCCGCACCGTGCGCCGGTACTGGTAGGTGAACGTCGTCGCGACGCTGCGCGAGTCCAAGCCGACGGCATAGCTGCCGACCGGGTAGTTGTAGACGCGCACGACGTCCTCGTCGTCCTCGAGCATCGACATGGCGCCGGTCGCATAGATCGCGGTGTCCTGGTAGAGCACCGGCAGGCCGTTGTAGAGGTTCGAGCGCAGGAAAACCTCTTGCAGCCGCACGGTGACCTCGTGGAGCCACTGCTTCACGTTCGCGCGGTCGGCCAGGTCGAGGTCGCCGACGGTGAGCCGGAACCAGGGCCGCGCCGGCGAGGTCATGTGCGAGTGGAGCCCGCTCTTGAGGGTCTCGATCGCAAAGATCGGCTCGGAGTCGATGATGCTCTGCGAGCGTCGGTCGCCGCGGTTGCGGTCCGTCGTCGTGAACCTCGAGCGGACCGGCGCAAAGAACTCGGACAGGTCGCGGTACAGCACGTCGAACGACGCGCGCTCGCTGATGAGCGCCTGCGTCGTCTGCTCGTACTGCTGCCGCTTGGTGAGACCGCTCAGGGAGCCGGGTACGTCGGCCATCAGTAGCCGCCCCCGGTCGGCGCGGAGCTCGGCGGTCCACCTGGCCGCGGCCGCGCCGGCGAGCCGAGCTTGTTCGCGACGAGGTTCGCGCCGCCGGCGCGCTTCGCTCGAGCGCGCGCGAGCATCGCCCCGAGCATGCCGCCCATGAACCCGCCCGACTGGGTATCAGGGCTATCGAGCGTATCGCCGCCTGGCGCCGGGAGCCCCGCGGCTTTGCCGGCCAGGCCGACGCCCAGGCCCGCGGCCGTCGCGGCGCCTTTCGCGGCGCCGAACATTCCACCGAGCGCACGCATTGACTTGCCCATCAGGCGATCCTCTTCTGCCAGATCGTCTCGAGCTCGCTGTAGCCCCTTCTGGCGTAGAGGCGACCGAGTGGCGTGCCGACCGGCGCGATCATCTGGATCAACGTAGCTTCCTTGTCTCGAGCCCATGCCTCGAACGCCATGAGCAGGCGCAGCGCGTCGCGCGAGCCCTTGCGGTGCTCCGGCTCCACCCACCAGGCGATCTCCGCGGCGGTGAGCTCGCCGGTGATCGGGTTCACGAACGACTGCCCGAGGAGCATGCCCTTGTCGCTACAGGTCACGTAGCCGTGCTCGAGCAGGTGCCGCACGAACCGCTCGAGCACCGCGGTATCGGCGACCTCGCGTGGGTACGGGCCCTCAGAGAGGAACCGCGCGCCCATGCGGACGATCGCCGCGAGGTCGTCATCGTCGGCGACGCGCACGCCGCCGATCCCTGGCGTCACTCCGCGGCCTCGCGCTCGGCCTTGAACTGCTCGGCGAGCGACTGTGTCGGCTTGAACGCTCGAGCGCCGAACAGGATCCAGCGCAGGCGGCCGACGAACGAGAGATTCAGGAACGACGAGAACGCTTTAGTGAACAGGATCATGGCGACCTGCTGCTGCTCGACGGACTCGCGCACCCTGCGACTCGAGAGAGGTTGACCGCTCGCGTTGTACAGGCTCATGAAGGCCTCGAGTAGGGGTCGTAGTCGGTGACCGTGCGCCCACTGCCGCCGGCGAACGGGTCGTACTCCGTCACCGCGCGGCCGAGCCCGGCCTGGCTCATGTGCCCGAGTAGCTGCCCAGGCAGGTCGGGCAGCATGTAGGTGAGCGCGAGCGCGTCGGCCAGGTCAGGCGAGCGACCGAGGCGCTTCTTCACCTGGTCCTTCTCCTCGAGCTGGAACTGCCCGTTGTGGAACGTGTAGGTCGGCGTCGTGAGCTCCGCTACGAGCGACGCCTCGTTCGGGAGCGCGGCACCGGCCTTGATCGCGTCGGCCATCTTGATCCAGCCTTCGGCGCGCCGGTTCCGGTACCGCGGATCGATCGCCTTGCCGGCAAAGTTCACGGCATGAGCAGAGACGCCGGCGACCGTCAGGTTGTCGACGACGCCGTTGCCCCAGGCGAAGCTGTTGTCGATGAGCTCGAGCTCCGAGCCCCACTTGCGTTTCGACTCCATGACGCGCGCGACGATCTCGTTCGTGTTCGCGCCGCGCATGACGATCGGGTTGAACGCTTGCAGGCCTTGCCGCGGGAAGAGCACGGTGCGGTCGTCGCCGAACCGCGCGACGTCGACGCCGATGCGCTTCTGCATGTGCTGAAACAGGGTGTGATCGAGCCGCGAGCGCGCGATCGCCTTGTGCACGTCCTCGATGCCGAGCAGCGAATTGAGCGAGCTCGGCGGGAACTGCCCGAGGATGTACGACATCACCCACGGGTTGTCGCGGCCGTACGTGGCGATCTGCTTGCGGGCCCAGTCGATGTCGATGCGCGGCGACCGGTTCGGGTCGTCGGGGTCACCCGTGACGCGCACGATAAACCACTGCTCGCGCAGTTGGTTCGCCGCGGCGTAGAGCATGCCCTCGAGGCTGATCGGGTTGCCGCCCTGGAGAATCTTGCCGAACGTGGTGTTCGCGAGCGCCTGCTCGGCCGCGCGGAGCACCGTCGGCGGGATCGCACCGCTCTCGTCGACGATCACACACACGTTCTGCGAGTGCAGGCCGGAGAACGTCGCACCCTGTTCGTCGGCGTTGCCGGTCTTGGGCCACTTGCGCGGCGAAAAGAACCAGGTCTCGGGATGGTCGATCGAAAAGATGCGCTGCGCGGTCCATCGGAACGCGTGCATCAGGTAGCTCGAGCGCTGTTGCCACTTCGAGAACTCGGCCCACAAGTTGTCGCGCAGGTTCTCGCCGGTTACCGAGGTGCAGAGGCCTT